GGCAGCTTGCAACTAGGGCAACTGACCCGCCCAGATTTCAACCAGATTTTTTCTAACTGGATTTTTTAACCAGATTTTTTCTAACCAGATTTTTCAACCAGATTTTTCAACCAGATTTTTCAACCAGATTTTTCAACCAGATTTTTTCCAACTGGATTTTTACAACGGCTTATTGCCACGCTTCGCATTACAGGAACGGTGAGCAGCCCGCAAATCGGCAGTATCGCCGTGACTAGCAGGGTCAATATGGTCAGCAACCCACGGGTCAGTAGCACGGAAGCCGTCACCGCAAATGTGGCAAACAAGAGCAGTCTCACGAACCTGCTTCGCCCGTCTCTGATACGAACCAGAATATTGACCAGACTCCCGCTTCACCTGCGCCCGTTTAGCATCATGCAACCGTTCAACCAGATTTTTATGCTCAAGACACCGATTACCAAGCGTAGTCAAACGCCCACAATCAAGGCACGGCTTAGGAAACTTACCCACGGTTAAACCAGCGAACCAGATTTAGAGTCTGTTCCCAACCAGAAACCTCTAAGCAGAAAACACCAGTAGACAGCACAGGAAAATCATTACCAGAATTACTGAACGAATCACCGACATAAACCGTTTCATAAGGTTCAACTCCAACCAGATTAAGTACACGAGACATTCCATACGCTTTGTCACGGCCAATAGGCGTAACATCAATGCTTGTACTACCGCCGATACGAAACTCGTACTCTGGCGCAAGCGGGCGCAACCTATCAACCATACGTTGACGCTTCGCCTTATCCACATCCCAACCAGATTTAGCCCCAGGAGACGCTTCCTGCCCTAACGCACTAAACGTAACCTGCGATAACCTATCCTCAATAATGTCGCCCACAGGGTTCTCACACCAGTAACCAAATTCGATAGCAACTTTTTCGACCAGATTTTTTAGATGCGCTCGTGTAGCAGCAGGAATCATGTCGCTAGTCAACATACCGTTAGCGGTCTTGTACTGTGAGCCTGAGCAACCAAAACCGTGCAAACGGGCAGCGACAGTCAACGGCAACTGATTGAACACTTGCTTCACTATCTGCTTATACTGACCGCCAGTAAGTATCGCTATTTCATACTTTTGCGACAACACAACAAGTTCATGCGCTAACTCTTTAGGCATTGGTTGTTTAGATGGTGCAAGAGTATCGTCAAGGTCAAAAACGAACAGTTTAGTTTCGCTCATAATCATCCTGAATCCTGAAGATGTCATCCTCGTCATACTTGCCATACATCAACTCAATCAGTTGAATAGGCGCATCTGTCGGGTTCTCAATACGATGTTCGACACCACGACCAACAAACATTCGTTGCATCACACCAAGTTCATGCACGTTACCGTCAACGTGAGCGTAAAGCCCAGGTTGTAGCGCTAACCAAATTTCGTCACGATGCTCGTGCGTTTGTAGCGAGAGGCGACTGTTGCCGTTTACGGTTATTAGTTTGACGCAAACTGGATTTTCGCCCAAGATTTTGTATTCGCCCCACGGTCTTTTCATTTCTTGCCCTTATCTGTTGTATAGAACCCTGAACCATTGAACTTGATGTTTGGTGCGCTATACACACGTTTCATGTCTTTACCGCAGTCACACACGGCACGGAACTCTTCCTCTTTAATGCTCACTGTTTGAGTACGAGTTTTACCACACTCACATTTGTAGTCATACACAGGCATTAAAATAACGCCTCTTTCTTTTGCAACTCTTGTTTCTCTTTATCTTCGCTTACCTTGTTCAAAGCCCATTTAAGCCTGCCCTCAATAATAGGCAAGTATTCTTCAGTCAACTCAATACCAATGAACTGATAACCGTCTAGCAGTGCTGCTTTACCTGTTGAACCTGAACCCGTGAACGGGTCTAGCACAATACCGTTAGCAGGGGTGACTAACTTGATTAGGTAACGCATTAGGTCTGTGGGTTTGACTGTTGGATGTGTGTTTGGAACATCGCCCTCGTTGCGGTCACGCTTGTTTGCTTTAGACACATAAAAGAACCGTGACGCACCACCCGAATCGCCATACTCTTTATGCCATTCACCGATTTCGACACCAATTCCAGAAGAATAGATTTTGTTTGTCTTTCCACCTTTGGCAATGTAGTTTTGCGGTGATTTAGTCATACCACTTTGTTCGTCTAGTAGCCCTGCCGTGTATTCATCAAGAATAATGTTCGCAGGCCAACGCCCCTGAACTTGCCTACTGCTATAAGGTTCACCAACAGCATCACCAAATGGTTTAGCCCCGTTATCAAATGTGTTGATTGTGATTGAATCTGTGCCGATTCGACTTGCGTCAATGTTCAACCCACCAACACCAAACTCCAACACATTCGCAGCAACTGTGCCAACCAACGGTTTACGGGCAACAACAACAGGTTCAAACGCAGGTTTTAGTGCTGTTCCCCAGCCTTGCCAGTCGCCTTTTAGATTGTGAGATTTTGGAAAACCTGAACCATACAGCCAAGCAATCGAATCACGCACATCAAAACCAGCATCTTCAATGGCAACAGCAATACGATGCCAAGTGCGAGTGCCACCAAATGATAATAAATGCCCACCAGGTTTCAACACACGCAAACATTCTGTCCACAAATCCACGCTATAAGCAATACCAGAACTATCCCAAGACTTGCCCATAAAACCTAATTCGTAAGGTGGGTCAGTAACAATTGCATCAACCGAATTATCGGGCATTAGTGGTAAAACATCAAGGTTGCTACCGTGATAAACGATTGCATCTCCGACAGTTATTGACTTAAATTCGTCAAGCATTAGCGACCCTCTTTCCGTAGTTTCTTTATGCCATCTAACGTTGCTAACTTTACGCCTGTACGGTATGAGATGTCAAACTGTTCCAACGTGAGCAAGCACGGGTCACAAAACGTTTCAGCAATAGTTTGCTTACAGCAAAGGCACATAGATTTCCCTTCTACAAGTAAGACGGCTCTCAGCGAATGAGAGACAAATAATTTCGCCCCTTTGTGGGTAAAGAGAACCGTCTGGTGGGTTGCCAGGAATCGAACCTGACCAGGAGAGAAGGGATAGCCCCTGACTAACCAGTAACCCGATTGGTGGTACAAATGAAGGAAAAACCACCAACAACTAAAGTCTAAACGAACCGAACCAGAAAAGTCAAGCCCATTTGCAAACTTTTTTTAAAATCTTTTTACAGTGCCAGCGAACGGAATGTCCCGTTCCAACTCAAACGCCGTAATGCCCGTTTGTGAATCGCCAGAACCGCCAGCGAGACGATACCAGTCAGAGCCGTTATCCATAGTGCTACCCTGCACCCAGAATCGTGAACCGCCATTATGTGCAGGGCCAAGTTCCTCAATGCGAGTGTGGTGGAAATGTCCCGAACAGAACACGGTAAAGCCAGCCAACGGTTGACGACCAAATGATTGCTTCTCTAGCCAGCGTTGCATACCGTCAGGTCTGCTCACTTGATGCCCGTGAGCGAGGCCGAGGATGTGGAAACCGTCATCGAACACGTCAACTGTGAGCGACTCGTCATGCGGTTGCGGAATGAAATAAGTCACATCCAACCCAACCTCAGTAGAGAGCCTGCGGAGTTGCTGCAAAATAACAATGCCCCAGTCATCCACACCAGGCTTACCAACAGCCTGCTTAGATACACGCCATTGACAGTGGTTAGAACCCACAGACGCATACGACACAGGCGCATACTTAGTAGTCAGTTTCAGCAAGTCCCACATCAGGGCAGCAGCAAGGTCAACCTGTTGCATCGGAGACAAATCTGACGACTGCAACTGAGCCAGATTCGCAGCGTTCTCAATACCCTCAACAATGTCACCACCGTCAAGCACAACGATACGTTCATACTTGTTCTTTTTCAAATGCGCTTCGATACGGTTGTAGGCTGCCTGAATACGGGCGACCAGATTTTCTGACCCGCCACGAGAAGCAACCTTACCCACCTGAAAGTCAGCAGTCAAAATAACGAACGCTTTGCCCTGCACAGGTTTAGGAGTGACAGGTTTAGTGCGCTTCGCTTGAGCATAAAGCGTAGGTAAGTCAATGTCTTTGTTCTTAAGACGAAAGTTGAACCTGTAACTTGTCAACCATGAACCGTCATAACGTTGCCAACGGCTCGTGCGAGGATTACCCACAACCTCATACTCGTCAGGTGAATAACCTGCATCAATCAAGAAGTCACGAAAATCTGCACCGTCAGGCATCCCAGGAGTAGTCGCTACACCCTCAACACCGTCAAACTCTACCGATACAGCCCCGAAAGGTGATGGTGGATTGACAGGGGCAGGAGTTAGTTTTTCCAGCATGAACAGACTCTCGTTCGGTGACGTTTAATCGTTGATGCCGATAACTGAATACCTAAATCCCGTAGAGAGTTCTCTAAAGTGAGCAACTGCCATTCAGGGTTCATAACTGCATCGGTCAGAATCTTTTTATCTTTGTCATCCAACGTATCTAGGATACCTGCTACACGGCAAGGAAACGTTCTAGGTGGTGGTTTCAGGTTCTCTAACATTACTCCCCTAATAGTTTGTTAGTGAGGTTGTCTAACTCTTTTTTGATTGCTTGCTTACCTGTTCGTGAAACGTAACGGTCTATAGCGGTTAGTAGGTCGGCCAGTTCGGTTCGGATACTGTCAAAGTCTTTGTCCCAGACCAGATTGTTGTCGTTGAGTAGTGTGATGGTTTCAGCGTTGTTGATTTTGTTGCAACAGGCGCAGAAACCGTCAAAGTATAGGTTGGTAAACTCTCTCACCTTGCAGCACCTTGCAAATTGTCAGTAATCATAAAACTTTTAGGCACATCATTAATGCAGTAATAACCGCCCCAGTCGCCAGAGTATTTACCCATCGCATACACGTCAGCTGGATTTTTACACTTCTCACATAGTTTCATTTGTTTCTCCTTTTATTTTGTCAATGACTTTACTTACTGCTATTGACTCATGTGTATAACCATAGTCGTCAGTAAGTGCATCGTGCAATTCTTCTAGCAGTTTAATAATGCGTTCACGTTCCTCTTGAGCAGCCTTAACCTTGTAATCCTCAAGCAACGCACGACTCATAACAAACGTTTCCGAGTTAGCAAACTCTTTAAAAATAATCTCAAAGTTCTTACCCACGATTCCACCTTTCCAAAATAGTTGACGAACTGTTCAACTTGTCATCCCCACCAACACCAAACGCAAACTCTACACGGTAATCATCCACCGCCATCTCAGGAATGTTCTGCTCAGTTCTGTCACCACCATTAGCAAACACTACTCGTGAATCAGGGAACTCGTCAAGAAACTTGCGAATAAAAGCAGACGCAGAGCCGTCAGAATCATCAAAGTCCCAAACCTCGTCAACCATCCACAGCGCATCCAGTACAGCCTTACGGTCTTCAAAGTCCATAAAGTGTTTGCCCTTTTTACGTTGCAACCAAGCATCACTGTTCAAACCAACAATTAGGCCGTCACCCAGTCTGAAAGCAGCCTCAAGGTAAGCGATGTGACCCTTGTGTAGCGGGTCAAACCCGCCAGTAACCAAAACAAACTTAGGCATTAAAAAGCCCCAATCATAATCATTAGTTGCAAAGCCAGAATAATGACCTGGTTGAACAACAGAATCCATTTAAACATTTGTGTCTCCTTCTTGTTACGTTTGCGTTCCTCAACAACGCCTAACTTACGACCAATTTCTTTACCAGCCTCACGCCAGTTATTTAGTTGTTCTTCCAAGTGAACCAATCCTCTTTCAAGCAAGCCCACTCCTCTTTCACCGTTAACCAACTGTTGAATAGCCGATGCTTCCAAGCAAAAACGAACTGGCGCACCGAACGGCGACTGTATTTAGCCCTGTGCTTCGCCACGAGACAATCCCCAAATGATGCACCTACGCCCAAACACTGTCTTACCGAAACCAACACCTTCAACCAGACCATCGGTCACAAGTTCAGAGCGTCTGGCACGAATACCAGATTCCGAAGCCATAGGTGCTTTGTTTGATAGAACCAGTTTTTGATACTCGTTATAGATAGCCGTGTCAACCATGTCGCCATTAGACAACACAACCAGAATTGCTTTCTTTGTTTCAGTCAGGTTCTTGACCTGCTCGCCCGCTTCATGTGAAGTAATCGGATGTGATTTTCTTGCTCTCATTTTCGCCCCTTTCTTTGGCTTACTAAAAAGATAACTGTTCCAAGACATAAAAGTCAAGCACCGTTATCAAATTGTTACAATGTGAATGTAAGCCCCCGCAGGCCTGTCAACAGCCCACATTTTGTCAATCTCTAACGACACAATCAATGCGTCATCCTCAATGACACCACCAATCTTGAGAGCATCAGCGATTCCACGAGCCAACTTATCCACGTCAGGCATAACACCAGGCGCAGACTCAAACTTTGGTTTTTTAGGTTTATCTAAAAACACGACCACACGCAAACGACACGGAGTAGTGATAGGTTCACCCGAATACGCTAAACGGGCTGCCGAAACAACAGCAGCCCGCCAAGCAGGAAGATACTTTGATGCCTCAACAAACCTACCGTTACCAACGCTCTTTTTAGAACCTTGCGGGGCAGGTCTGCCCACAACATCAAAACTAACGGCGACCAAAAAGTTTCGTCACCACAGTTTGAATAACTGACACAGTAAACAACACAGCCAAAGCCCACGCCGTGAACTTCAACACATCGTTAGTCGCAGTTATAGACAGCAACATCAGTACGGTCACATTGACAGCAATAATTAGCGTAGCCAACATTAGAACGGTGCGTTCTGACCAGTCACAACTGCATTGTTGACGTGCAACTCTGCAACAACCTTGTGCTGACCCTGCTTATCTGTGTACTCCGAAATACGAGCAGACGGTTCACCAATAACAGTGACCTTCTCACCCTCAGCAACGCTAGTGTTCGACCAAACTTTTACATAAGTTTTGCCCTCACTACCGTCACGCTTCTTGAACACGTCAACGACAGTGAAACCGCCCTTGTGTGTGCGAACAACCTCAACGTTAGCGAAACGAACTTCACCAGACATTTCATACCCCTTTCAAGTAGGTAATACCACTATGCCACAATATGTTTCGGATTGCAACAATCCTTGTGACCACAAACCCGTTGCCCTGGCAGAAACGGGATTCCATCCAACATTGGTGTAGTGCCATCATCACCGAACGCACCATTCCACGGTAAACAGCGCAAAGACCCATACTGAATGACGATAGATGGCTTTGCACGGCACGAAGCGCATTGCAAGTCAGTCCTGTGACGTTTCTCTTGATTAACCGCCCAAGACGACCCACAACGTTCACAAATAATCTTGTTGTCATCCACATACTAAGACTACCTAAACTTTTCCCGCTTTGATGCACGGCATACAGGCAGCGATAATACGCCCATGTTCGCAACGAGGCGCACTAGCCGTTTCACGAGCCAACCTGTCAGCCTCACGCAACTCTTCAGAATGTTTACGGTCAAGTTCTCGCCTACGAGCAATCGCAGCCAATTCTTTAGCCTCACGTTCTTCAGGCGACATTTGACGTGCAGGTAACGGCCCATCTTCCCACCTGCCAGCGTTCAACCAAGTAGCAGGATGCGGAATGAACTGTTCCACAGGTAAGTTCGGGTCGTGAGCAAACCTGATAGTGCCAGAGAGTATTTCATCAACAGAAGCAATCTCTAACGCTTTGACAAAAGCCTTCCAAGCAGTCTGTTTGCCGACCTTGCGAGGATACGAGTTATAGAAGTTTTGGAAATCTGACGATATATTAGGTTTCACTGACGGTTCTATTGACGGTTTGGGTGAAGTGGGTTTCACCCCTGGGGTGAAGTGGGTTTCACCCCTATCTGCACCAGATTTCACCCCTTGCTTATGGTTAGTAGTGCCATCACAATCAGCAGGGCAAGCCAAATTCACAAAATACAAGTTAGTTGCGCCAGTCGCAGTGACAGCACCAGCCATAGTGTGAACAACCAACTCACCAGTCGCCTCAAGTTGACGAACAATCTGTTGCACACGGCGTTCAGACACTTTGCCATACTTAGCCAAAGTAGCGATAGACGGCCAAGCACCACCATCGCCCTGATGGTTAGCAATACCCATCAAAACCATTTGAGCAGCCCCAGACGCTTGCGAATGATGCAAAACTAACGTCATAGCCTCAATAGACATAAAATCGCCTTCTACCAGCCCTTGTTAGAGGCTCGCCAAACAGACGGGCTGTGACTTTCCTCAACACTTTTCTTGTGTTCGACAGACTCATACAACCGAACTATGTGAATACACGGGTCGGAAGTCTCGAAATCTTCCATTTCACTGTCAGACATAGGCACTCCATCATGTGTTTCGCACACATCAGGCCCACACCAACCATTTTCGTAACCAAAACGCAGCCACTCTTCAAAATTCATTTCATCACCTTTTCATAACCTCGTAGGAAATACCATACACCAGAAGTTGCTTCAAAGATTGGAACATCAACTGGATTTTGCCAAGATTCTAGTTTCCAACCAAATTCTCTAGCCATTTCAGCCATAATCGTGTCAGACTCCATCAAACCATTGACCATAGAACACATCACAATCACGTTAGCAGGCTCGTCACGGGCTTTTGAGCCACCCATGCCACGATTTACCCTGTGATGCGGTACAGCCGTTGTATCGTCCCCACAATGCCAACAGCCACCGTCACGGTCAAGAAACTTTTGAAACTGCTTCGGAGTCATGCGCTGAAAGTGCTTACACAATTACATGAAACGCCCTGGTCATTCATGTCAATCAAAGCAGGCTGATTTTGAGCCATAGTTCTTAAGTCAGTAAGAGACAACGGAACTTTTTTACCATTAACGACCCTAGCCAAAATTGTAATGTCCTCTTTACCAAGATAATCCTGCATTTTTATTTCTTGTTTTTCCCACTCAGCGTAACGTTCGGGCATCACATCAAGCAAATGTTTCCACTGAGCTTGGCCAGCTCTAACACAACCACCGCCACAGTTATTGTGCTTAAAGCCAAGTTTGTACAGCTTAGGTGCAGTTATACCCCAAGATTCAGTCATTTCAATCATTTGCTTTTTAGTCAAGAATGGTTCGACAGTCAAAGGCGCAGCAACACGATAAGGATGGTAGCCCCTGGCGACACCTTCCATACGGTGCGTTTCTGTCCAGTCAATACCAACGTAGATAATGGTTGATTCAGGGTCACAGTTTTCCCAAATCCATTTTTTAGCAGGCTTTTGTTTCAACTCCGCAGAACAAGGCGCAATCTTTGAGTTGCCCAAAAATCTTTTGTCTTTAAAAACTTCCCAAATGTTACGACCCTCTACAAGTTTTACTAATTTTGCACCTAGAAAAACAGCTGTCTCTTCAATAAACCTGTAAGTGTCCTCGTCTTCTCCAATGTGAGGATTATTCGAGTTTCCCTTAACATCCGAGAACAAAAGAGTAACGTTATCTGGGCCTAGAGTGTCAACAACTCTCTTAGCTGTCATAAATGAACCGACACCACCACTAAACATTACAACGTGATTTTCTTTTTTCATTAGCCATGCTTCCAAGTCAACTCAAGTTGCTTCGCCATAACAGCAGTCAAAGTACCAGAATCCGACAACTGCCGAATCTTAGTTTTTACACGGTTTACCTGCGCCTTAGCAACATCAACCTCAAAACGCAACTCTGCCGTTTGTAAACGAGCCACAGCCTGACGGTCAGCAACCGTACCACCAGCCTCAATAAACTTCTGCTGATACGCCGTATCCAGTTTCATCTCCAACTCAGCCAGATTCACCTCAGCATTGTAGAGAGCGTCAGCACCCTTAGCGGACTCCTCAATAATCGTCTTTAGACGACCAATGATTGCATCAGGACTTTCCAGCGACATTAGCCCAACCCTCAATCGCCTTTAACACGTCAACGTTCACACCAGCAGTGCGAGCCTCAGCATACAACGCACGCAAAGCATCAATGTTGTAAGCCAACGCTAACTGTTCAGCCTCAGACTCCCATGCACGAGCAGGCTTAGGGGTAACACCAGTCGCAACCTTAGCCATCTCTGTTTGGCTAGGGCCTTTAGAGCCACCCAAAGCCCACCTAAGCGCACGGCCAAGAGCGGAAGTGCTTGCGTTCTCCAACGCACTTGTTTTGTTAGCCATGCCCTGACCATCAACCTCAAACGCCCAATCGGTTGCTTTAGGCAAGTTTGCTTCCTGGTCGGCAGCATCCAAATAAACACGAGCCTCAACAACCCACACACCAGACAATCTATCCTGAGCAGTCGTGTGATTGATAGTCACACAACGCAAATCAGGATGCAACGCTAACGCCCTAGCGTGACGTTCCTCAACAGTTTCATAATCGTTCAAATTAAACTGAGCCACTTATTTCTCCTTTTACTTTTTAATCGTCAAATAAGGCAAACCGCCACCACGAGCAGACCTCGTAGCAACCGTCAAACCATCAACAGTTCCCGTTTTCGCAGACCCCATAGCATCCAAAGTCCGAGACTTCAACTCTCTCAGAAAAGTGTCCGCCTTGTCAAATTCTGTCTGAGCCAACGACAACTCTACACCCAACTGCCCCAACTCAACAGAAGCATCAGGGTCAATGTCAGGATGCAAAAAACGCACCATCTCATAAGTAGACGTAGAACCATCCCACTCAGGCTGACGTTCCTCAAGCACACAATCCCACCAACGCTTCACCAACATCACATTAGTTTCGGCCTCAAACTCAGACCACTCAATGTCAAAGGTTTGAATGTCATTACCGCCAAACAAAGCGACCAACTTAGCCTTGTGGATACCAAGAATGTTCATGTACCACAACACTTGCGCCCGATAATGAGCAGGCACAACATCCCACGGATAACGAGACATCTTCACCTCAAGAATGTGCAACTCGCCATTCTCATCAACCATGATGCCGTCAGGGTTAGCGTGACACCACTCAAAGCCAGGCTTAGACGACTGCCAAGTACCAGTCTCATAAATAGTCCAGCCAGGGTTCTCAGACAACCAAGCCTGCTTAATCACAGGTTCAAAAATGTTACCCAAACGCATAGCCAAAGATGACTCTTTAGGTTCGAACGCACCAACAGCCCTAGCCCATGCACTAAACGCAGACTCCCACGGGTTCAGCCCTAAGCAAGTGCCAACCTGCGAACCACCCACGCCCTGAGAACGTAACTCATGCCACTCCTCAGACCCATTCTCAAACTCACCAATCAGCACTGCTGACGGCAACTCACTAATTTCCCAGTTATTCATAATCTCTCCCGATTTGCAATTACCAAACATTTGTTTGTAAAGTAAGTGTATGACAACCCTACGACAAAGTGCAAGAGTGCAAGAAGCACAAAGAACCCTTAATGCAGGAATTCAAAAATACGGTGCGCCCTGTGACGGATACACTGAAGAGTTCTACGCAGAACCAGATAACAGACTTTCGCTAAGAATGGCAAAGTTTATTTGCGACACCTGCCCGCTAGTTAGAGACTGCCTAGACTATGCGCTGCTGGCAGAAGAAGAATACGGAGTCTGGGGTGGCATGACCGCAGAAGAACGCCGATGGATACTAGACACCGACAAGCGAGCCAGACGGCGAGAAAAATACCAGAACGGAAAAGAAAACCCCCGCAACTAGCAGGGGCAGTCTTTACTTCTTAGCCTGTTCCTCAACAGAGTCAGAGGCTTTAATAAACGCTCGCTGAATGTCCTCAAGCATAATCTTCATACGGCGAATCATTGTACGACCAAGTTCACCAAACACCAGCAGCATTGCGCCACCAAACATGACGATTACACCATTCATCCAGTTACCAGTCACAGCACCCACAGCAGCACCCGCAGAGACAGTTACAAGCAGCAAAGCGACAGTGAACCAAACAAACCAGCCAACAAGTTTTAGAATCGCTTTCAAACGGTACATTATTTCTTTCCAAACAGAGATAGAGGGTCAATCAAGTCACTGTAAGCAGCCAAATGACCGTTAACCTTCTTAGAGACCTGCATATGTAGATGTGCGCCAGTAGAAGCAGAACCAGACTTAGTGTTCTTACCGCCACCAACCTTGCCAATAATCTGACCAAGTTTCACCATGTCACCCTTCTTGACAGCAACAGTGTCAGGGGCAACGTGAGCATACTGCACAAAGATTTTCTCTTCCTGCACCCAAAGTTCAATAACCCAACCAAGAACATCAGTCCAAAAGACGTTGTGAACCTTAGCGTCACAAATAGCAGGTAGCGGGGCTAACTCCTTAGGAGACCAGTCCTGACCACGGTGAGGGCGACCATTGCGGTACGGGGCAAGATTACCAAACTCATCACCACGAAGTTTCTTAGGGAATGGCTCTTTAAACACGCTCATACAAACACCTTTACAATCACATAAACAATGGCAGATGCCATCGCAGACGACAAAATAGAAGTAATCCAAGCAGACTGGTAACGAGCCTTCTCCAACTCACGCAACCTATCCTCATGGTCAGCAAGAGTGTCAATCTTAGACTCAATGCCAGTCAGCCTTGATTCAATGCGTAGAAGAAGTGCCTGATTAGTTGGATGTCTCTCATCACTCATTAGCAGACTCCTCAACAGGAGTCAAAACAACATGACAACCGCCACACTCACAAAAAGCAGGATTATCGTCACCAAAATCATAAACAACATCCTTGTTAGGGCAGTCATCACCAAAACATACAAACTTAGCCATTATGCAGCCTCATAACTAAACGAAATGTCCATCTGGTCGCTCGCAGTCCAAGTCATCGGTCTAGTAGCATTGACGCTCAGACTTGTCGCATAAGTACCAGAAGCACCAATACAGTTCACTTGTGCGCCAGTAGTAGACAGCGACACCTGACCAAGATACGTCTCAGTTCCAAAATCTAGCAAACGAACGTTAGTATTCCAAAACTGGTTAGACAAAACACAGTTCACAGGCAGAGTGAAAGACGGAATACCGCTAAGTGAGCCACCAGTACCAAGAGTGATACGACCACGCACATTCACTTGCTTACCAATAATCTGATAGTAGAAAGACGAAGTGCTACCAGAACCAAGAGTAAAGTTAGTCAAAGTAGGCGTGTAAGCCACCCACGCACCAGCAAACAACAAGTTCTGCCAAGACGAACCATTGTAATACTGGTAAATGTCATTCAACTCAATAAAAGCCGTCTGACCCTCAACAGGTGATGCAATAGCGCTATCACGAGCAGCAGTAGTAGCAAAAGCAGGAATAGTCTGTGCCATCAAGTAAGAATTGACATCGGCAGCCTTTAACTTCTCACCAACTGTCCAAACTTTATACGACATTTAAACTCCTAGAAACCCAATACGTTATAGTCTAGCAAACCAAAGACATCACTATCCAAGATGAAGCCCTCGTTCTCAATAGTCGCAAGTTTGAACGTAATAGTGTGACCATCAATGTCAATCTTTTCGCTAATACCAATAATGCGAACATACTTGCTAATAGCAGAACCGATACCGTTAGGGGTCAACTTTGCTTGCACAACAGTAGCCAAATCAAGAGCAAGTACACGCACTTGATTAGCACCAGATAGCGGATTTAGAAATACTGTGACCGAATCGAAACGATACTCAGGGTTTGAATACTTTACAGCAAGATTCTCGGCAGCAGCCAACGTAGCCGTATTATCAACATAAAGCAACCCGTCATCCTCATACGCCGAGTTACCATAAGCAGCAATAGAGACGGGCCTGCTGGCTTTTTGAGGAGTGCCACCGAGGCGAGTTAAACTGACAGTGTTATACAAAAGTTCAGAACCGTAAATAATCTCAACACCCTGATAAGGGATGTCCGTACCATCATCAGTAAAAACAACGGTACTTAGTGAGTCGTAGCCGTTCTTCCTAAACTGCATAACCCCATCTTGGTCAACATAGAAGAAACCACCCTCAGTGCGTTCAACTAACTGTGCATACTCAAGGATGTTTGTGCCAGCATCAATAGTGTGAGACTGAACCAAAGTCGTATTAGTAACGTCAAGATTCCAGTTAGGCCCACCATAAGGCCACTCAACCTCAGGCTGACCTAAAACATAACCGATACGGTTTCCCGCAGTCTGTTCCGCAGGTGACAAAGCCGATGAAGTTGTTTGCTGCGCCAAAAACGAGAAAGCATCCGCACCAGTAGCCACAGCCGTAGACTCGCCACTCACGTCATACATCAAGTTCCAGTCCTTGATGAAACCGTAAATACGGCCTTCTCCGCTAGTAGTGATTTGCACACCAACGTTAGGAACAATCAAACCGTTATAGGGTGATGAAGTGTATAGCGGGTCAAAAATACGCCCACGGTTCTCAAACGTAACAGTAAAAGTTCCAGTATCAAACTTATCTAGTTCACGGCTACGCCCACGCTCAATCGCAACAGACTTCACATAAGAAGTCACGTCATAAGTCGTAGTGCCGTCAACACTAACCAAACTAACTGTCGTAGTTGGTACAGCCATTAGTACGCCCTTGCATAAATCTTGCCAGAAGTACGCTCATACTTCTGAATCAAGTCTACAATCTGCTTACCGACAGCAGGGCCATCAGTACCAACACCAGCGTTCACAGTTAGATTGATAACCGAACTGGTAGGGGCAGTGCGAGAGCCAGCAATCGCACTAGCAGCATAGTTAGCGTCAACCTTAGGTGCAGTAAAGTTGCTAGTAACCTTCTTACCAGTAATAGCATTGTCAAAAGCAGTACGGAACGACTTAGCCAACGTCTCAGCAGCCTTACGCAACTTCTCATCAGCCGACAACAAACCAGCAATCAAACCATCAGACAAGTCAATACCAGCACCATACATGACCTGTGCAGCCTGCTCACCCAATTTGCCACCCTCAGCAGCCAAGTCACTAAACAAACCATTTAACTCATCAACAGAAGCCTTACCGCCCTTAACAAGCGCATCAGCAATAGCAGCACCCTGGTCAAGACCACCAGCAAAAATCTGAGAATACAACTCACCAGAAATGCCCAAAGCCTTCAACTTGCCCAAGTTGTCAGCAAACGCACGAGTCTGACCAAGAATGTCACGATACTTACCAATAATCGTCTCAGCATTAGCCAACGACTTCACAGTTTCAGTAGTCGTAATCATAAACTCGTCAACCATGTAAGACGTGGTACGAGTAACATCCTCACCCACACCAGACATGATGGTTGCCAAGTTAGCAAACTCAATAACAGCGTTCTTAGTGTCAGCAATCAAAGCCTTACCAAGTTGGAACTTACTAGCCAACTTGTCACGCTCAGAAGCAATCTTTGACAACTCATTCTTGACCAGATTTGCGTAATCCTTTAAAGCCTTACCAGCACCCTTAGTCACCAACTTGTCATTGATGCCATCGTTAATGTGTTTGGTAATAGCGTCAAAACCGTCAACAACAGCCTTTTCAAACGCACCAATCTCACGAGTGACCATACGAGTAGGGAAAATGCCTTTTATTAGTTCAAGCATTTTTAGGCGGAACTCCATGAGTTTCTTCAATAGGTCTGACAGAGCCTCGGCCTCTTGCTCGGCCAAAATTAAAGCATCAGATTTCTTTTTGTCATGCGCTCTACCACGCAAAATAGCACGGTTACGGTATTCGGCAGCAACCTGGTTCAGATACTCAATTTTCTTTGTCAGAATGTCTACTTCATCACCCTGATTTTTCCAAATGTTTTCAGAGGTTATGTCAAGAATTTCCTCTGCCGTGTAACCATATGCTTCAAGTTGAGTAGTTAAATCTTCCAACTTTTGCAAATAAATAGGTGCTTCAGTAGCAAACTGCACAATACCAGCAAGTAGCAAAGTAAGACCAAGAGTTGCAGCAGCAACTTTCAACTTAGCGA